AGGCGCAAGATCCTCGCTCAACCCGGCTCGCTTCTTTGAGGAGATAACATGGCAATCACACTTGGATTCGATCGCGTGCTCGCGCTCCCTGACGACAGGTTCGCGAGAGGCTGGCAGCGCGAATGCGCGCGCACACGATGCGGCAACGCGATCATCAACGGCATCAACGATCAGGACTTCCCCGACGAGGAGATAAACGAATGGTGGTCGAATGTGTTCTTTGACCTCGCGATGTATGTTCGTCGCGTGCCTGAAACCTGCGATCCCTTCTACAGCAAGTCAGGGCTCACGACGCCGGTCAACGTCGTGGCGTGCTCGACGCTCACACTCGCGCAGCCTCCAGACGCGCTCGTGCGCCGCACGCTGACATTGTTCAATCTCGGGCGCGCGCTGCGTAACCTGACCTCGGACGATCGAACGGACTGGCTCTTTGCGACCGAGCACGGCAACGCCGTCGATGTCGTGCAACATGCTTTCAAACAACTGCCCGACAGGAGATAACATGAAGGAACTCGACATCATCATCAGCAACCTCACAAACCAGGGCTACTCCTGTTGCATGGTCAGCGACGGCAAAGGGTACGAGGAAAACCAGCGACGACACAGGATGCGCTTGAATGGTTCGCGAGGGCCGATCTACTCGATCGACCACGGCGGCGCGCGTTATCCAACCTTCTACATCAGCGCTCGTGATGCCGCATTCGCGCTCGGCTCGTTTGGCGTTTATGCCAAACGCATCTCATGGAGCAACGTCGAGAGCGTCGTCGCGGAGGCGTTCGACGAGAAGGCAGCTCGCCGTCGCGCCATCGGAACCGCATTGCGCTGAAACAACAAGAGCCCGATGCGTTGCGCATCGGGCTCCATGGAGAATCGGGGACTCGAACCCCGGACCTACGCAGTGCGAGTGCGTCGCTCTCCCATCTGAGCTAATCCCCCTCACCCCTTGCCTACGGCGGCTTTGACTCCAACCGTCACCCGCGCCTTTCTTCGTGTTACAGCACGAGCACGGGTGTGGAAACACAAGGGGCTGCGCTGCCAGGATCGGTGGGTTGGGTTATGAGCCCGTCACCGGCTCCAGGCAGCCACGATCCAGCGTAAGCAGGAGGTCAACCCGCGTCAAGCGTCGGGTTGTTCCTCGACATGCTCGAAGGTGAACTCGTCGAGCGTCTTGCGAACGACAGCATCCTCGACAGACCCCATCGTCAAGACGGCGCGAAGGTGTGCCTTGAAACGACGCTCGAAGGTGCTCGAGTCGCACGCGAACGCGCCGCCAGTCATCGGCCATGGGTATGCCTCGCCATCCTCGACAGCAAACAGCGTCGTAACGTAGGTGTCCTCGCCACCATCGAAGTTCTGCGCGACTTGAACGAAGCGCTTCTCGTCAACCTGGTGCGATTCGACAACACCCATCGGAGTAAACTCACCATCGAACGCATCGCGGTTGATGTGCAGTTCTGCGCCACCTGCAAAGTCCGCCAGGTGGATCACGTCACCGATCGACTTCACGAGCCACACGTCGCCATCGCGATGCTCGTATGCCATGCCTGGAATGGGTTGAATGCCTTGCTTGCTCATACTCTCTCCTCTTGTTATGGCGCTCGCCTCGAGCGCGCACCTATCAAACCACAGCGCACCATCAACGGTCAATCCATTTCTCACGCTTGACTCGCCCGAACAATCGGCTTACAAACGAAGAGCCCCCGGTGCGTAGGAACACCGAGGGCTCATAAATCATCACCCAACTAAACCCAGGAGGTGACGACATGGACGATCCTACGTCCCATGATGCCTCGCGTCAATGCGAGAGTAGCAACACACCAAAAAACAGGAGGGTCTCTGTGAATGACTTCATGCGGTTCATTCACTTCGAGTCCGGTTTGTCTCACTACGCACGATGCGCAGCGAGCGCGTTGTCGTATCACGCCGACTTCAAGACCGGCGAAAACGCCTATTGCAGCGTCTCGACGATGGCGTCCTTCTGGGACTGCTCGGCTCGATCGATTCAGCGAGGCTTGCGCGAACTCGAAGAGCGCGACCTGATCGACAAGATCGAACGAGTCGGACGCACGACGCTCTACAAACTCGTACATCCAGACCTCTCGAACGAGGTGGATAGTGAACCTTCCACCCATGACTCACAGTCACAGGGGGGTGACTCACAGTCAGGGGAGGGGGTGACTCACAGTCAGGGGGGGCATGACTCACAGTCACCCAACCCTTTAGAGACCCTTCCTTCTAACCATTCCCTTACCCCTTTAGAGCAAGAGGAGTCGATCGAGGGGGAGGTGCAAGATATAAACGTATCGCAAATTGCAAGTGTCGTGCCAGAGTCCTCGTCGATCGAGAAAGATTCAATCACTGAAGATCAACAAGAAGGTGAGGAGGTAGACGACAGGTTGCCGCACGAGGTCATCAGGGATGCCATGATCGATTACCTGATGATCGAAGATGTGCAACTCGCCATGATGTCGTACACGACGAGGGAGGACAGGAAGAGGCTCAAACTGGGAACCATCAGCGCATCACTGGCAGCATTGCTTGGTGGTAAGTACACAGTCGAGATGCTCGCGCAGTGGGCGACACACAAGGTCGGTGAGTTGATCTCGAGGGAAGTGCACACGAGGCACTGGCAAAAAGCGATTGCCAACCAGGGCGACTTGATTGCATATTTTGCAGACATCGAAGCAAGGGCGGCGCGAGGAACAGGCAAGGCAGTAGAGGGCCAGCCTGTCGATAACAGTGACCTCGCGAACATGCTCGCTTGAGGAGGAGAGGAATGAGCTGGAATCCAGACGACAAGATCGACTTCGGGGCAAAGCGCGCGCAGTGCAGACAGTGCGGCGCGCCGACGACCTCGAAGACGGCGACGATGAAGGGCCCCTTCGGGGAGATGATGACCGTGACGATGCGTAGCGCATACTGCTCTGAGGAGTGCGAGCGCATCTATGATGCTCGTCTCGCTGCGCACGCGGCACGCACAGCCACGCTAGGCGTTTTTATGGGCGCAGGTGTGTCCGAGAGAATGCAACGCGAATACGAGGACGTGAGGGACGATGTGATCGTGCCTCCAGAGTTGCGCGATCTCATCGACCCGGAGCACCGCCGCCGCGCGGTGCACATCCATGGCAGACCATGCACGGGGAAAACAACGCTCGCGTTGTACGCGCTCGACAGGATGGCGCAGGGCAAGCAGATCGCGAACGCGGTCTACACGCTCGAGGCAGACATGCTGCGTGACCTGAAACCCTTTGGCGAGCGGCTCGAGCATTACATCAGCGCGGACCTTCTTATCATCGACCGTTGCGGCATCGTCGCTGCGTCGGTCAAGGATATCGAACTGATCGATACGCTCATCTATCACCGCGAGGCGCGCGGCGCGTACACCATCACGATCAGCCGCATGACGCTGAAGCAGCTCATGCAGGACACAGAGCGTGGGCTTTACAGCGAGAGCGTGATTCAACGCCTCGTGAAACTCGCGGGCTCGGTGCGTCAGCTCGAAACGGCGAACAATAACTTCGTGCTCGCGGGGTTGAAATGACGGACTTTAGCAAGGAAGCATGGGGCGATGCGTGGAATCACAGGGCGGCGAAAGACGAGCGACGAAAGATGAATGACCTCGAGCAGATCCAAAGGGCAGCACTACACGATGACCGCGCCGAGCGTTGCCTGATTCGCGCGCTGATGATCAAGCCCTCGCTCATCGAGGGGGTCAGCGACAGGCTCGACCCAAAGCACATCTACGCAGAATCGCATCGCATCATCTATCGCGCGTTGCTCGAGCTGCGCGAGCGCGGCGACCTGAAGGATGGCGCGAGCGAGGGGCAGGCGGCGGAGTTCCGCGTCGCTGAATACCTCCAGGTGCACGGGTTGCTCGAAGCGGCGGGGGGCGGTCAGAACATCCTGTCAATCGGCGTCGGTGATGCGATCGCCTCGCAGGTCGAGGAGTATGTGCGTCCGGTCCTCAAGGCTGGCATCCTGCGCGAAGCGGCGGCGCTTGGTGATGAGATCGCCAAGACGGTGCACGAGGTCGATCAGGTCGATGCCTGGGCCGAACGCATGACGCGCAGGCTCACCGAGATTACCAGCGCGGGGAGACCACGCGGCGCGATCGTTGGACCGAAAGAGAGCGTCAAGCGTGCGCTTCGCCATGTCGAGGAGAGCGCCGAGACGCGAGGACGCACGGGCGTCCCGTCGGGGTTTATCGACCTCGACGACATCACGGGCGGGTGGCAAAACTCGGACCTGATCATCATCGGCGCGCGCCCCTCGATGGGAAAGTCACTGCTCGCCGGTCAGATGGCATACCATGCTTGCGCGCCTGGGCTCGACGAGGATGGCAGGGAGCGCCCCGCGTTGCACAAGGGATTGATCTTCTCGATCGAGATGCCTGCGTTTCAGTGGACGCTCCGCGAGGCGATCGGGCGTGCGCAGATCGAGGCGTCGAAGGTGCACCACGGGATGCTCAATGACAGGGAGTGGCCGATGCTCATCAAGGCGATGGGTGAACTTGGCGAGGCGCGAGTCTGGATCGACGAGACGCCTGGCATCAAACTCGGGCAGTTGATCGATCAGTCAAGACGCGCGAAGGAGATTCACGACATCGACTATATCCTTGTCGATTACCTCCAACTCGTGCGTCCCTCGCAGTCGCTGCGCTCAAGGCAAGAGGAGATCGGGCGAACCAGCGGCGCGTTGAAGGAACTCGCCAAGGAACTCGACGTGCCTGTCATCGCGCTCGCGCAGCTTAACCGGGAACTCGAGAAGCGACAGGACAAGCGCCCTCGCAACAGTGATCTTCGCGAGGCTGGGGACATCGAGCAGGACGCGGACGTGATCGGCTTCATTCACCGAGAGGAGGTCTACAGCGGTAAGCAGGAGGACGCAGGCAAGGCAGAACTCCTCATCACCAAGCATCGCAACGGTGCGCTCGGCACCGTCAATCTGAAGTTCGACGGCGCGCGACTGAGGTTCCGCAGCGTCGATCCTTTTTGAAATTCGTTGTTGCACGATGCATTTCGATGTGTCACGGTGGTTGAGTCTCGAAACAAAGGAGGTTCAAGACATGACAGCGAAAGTCAACATTAGCCTGCGCATCGACGCTCGAGCGATCGAGGAGGCAGACAGGCACGTCGAGTGGATGCGCGAGCATCACGGCGTCGAGATCACGAGGTCGGATGCGCTGCGCATGGCGATCAACACCGGGCAGATCCTCGCGGTTCAGCATCGCATGAAGGAGGGTTGGGTGAGTGATGACTTGCCAGCGTGTGAGGCTTGCGGGGTCGAAGGCGATCACGCGAGTTGCTCGAGTGAGGACGGCGATGATTCGTTTTACGTGTGCAAGGGATGCCTTGCCGATTGAGGAGGAGAGGAGAGATGACGAGACGCATCGAGAAGTACGAAGACATCAAGTGGGAAAACGACGTGAGCGAGCCGCTCACGAGCACCGAGTGCAGGCGTGCGATCGGGCTCGAGCCTGGGGTGTACTACACGCAAGAGTGCAAGGCTGAACGAGATGGCGTGTCGTATGCCATCGAGCGGCAAAAAGCTGGCGAGCAAGTGAGGTCGAGGAGCAGCGCAGGGTGGAAACTCAAGTGGCAGTTCGTGCTTTGCCGCGATGGGTTGCCATCCACGAACGCGACGCGCGATGATGACATCACCGTCGATCATCCTGACGCCTACGTCGCGGCTGTCGAGAACGCACAACCCACGCCAGCGAGGTTGCTCCCCAAGGTCATCGCGCGCTCCAAGTACGACGAGGACATCAAGGCGCGTGACGAACAGATCGAGCGGCTTCGCGCCAGCCTCGGGAAAGCGTCGCGTCGCGCCGACCTTGCAGAGCGTGACCTTCACGTCGCGCAAAACAAGGTGACTCGCATCAAGCCTCGCGCCATCGACTTGCATCCCGACGTGGCCAACGGGCTCAACATCGCGCGCCGCATCGAGGGTGAGTTGCAAGAGTTGGCGCAGGAGATCGTAACGGGGGCGAAGGGGCTGACCGTCGAGCAAATCGTGATGGAGGTCGAGCACAAGCGAAAGCAACTCGACGCTTGCAGGGTCGAACTCGCGACGGCGCTGCTCGAGGTGACGAAACCAGGCGCGCCGATGACGAGTGAGGAGAGAGTGCGCGAGCAGGCGGTGATGATGCGCAACGATGGGAAGTCGTTGCTCGAGATTTGCCGACTGCTCAACCGCAAGCATAACGCGGACTACAAGCCAGAGCACATCAAGGCGATGCTCGAGGAGGTGGCGTGATGAGGATCGACTCAGAAAGGCGATATTTCAAACTCAACGAGAAGGGCAGGGCGATCTTCGAGGAGTACTCGGAGGCGCGCGCCAAGGCGATCAGGGAGAAGCTCGAAGCGGCCAGGGCGTTGCTCGAGGCGGAAGGTTTACCAGAGGATGCAGACAAGCTCGGGTTGTTCCCGGACAGGCGTTATCAGATCGCCATCCCCGAGTCCCTCCACGAGCATCTCCCTGAACTGCTCACCAAGCCAAACGGCTATGGCTACTGTCGGCTCAAGCAGAACAGGAAGAAGGGCATCGAAATCCAGGCTGCGATCGAGCAATACAAGGTGCCGAGCACCAGCTCGTACTTCCCCACGCTCGGGCTCGGGCGTGGTTGGGTGGTCGGTAGTCATTGGGTTTCCCCAACCCTCGGAGTTTACGGCGATGAGATCGTCCTTGTCGGCGTGCCCAAAAGGATTCCATGGGGTGAAACTTACGAGCCTGACTTCGAGTTGCTCGAGGAGATGACGCTTGTCGAATGGGCTGCGTTGGTCGAGCGAACTGAGGCGCAAGAGGAGGTGGCGTGATGATGCCGGGCGAAAGGATGCGGCTCGAGATGTTCAAGCGACCGCGCGCGAGCGCACCGGAGGTCAAACGAGGCGACATCATCGAGGAGGATGGCGCGATGTTCGAGGTGACGCATGTGCGCCCGATCATGCGATCGTTCATGAAGGCAGGGCAGGATACGTACCCGGTGGGGTACAGGGTCGAGAAACGGAAGGTGGCACCGCTCGAGAAGACGGCGCAGGTCTGCGAGCTTGCGTTGCACTTCGGCGGTCATGTCCGCGTAAGCGAGCAGACGCTTCACGAGTGGCTCGGCAAGGCAGGTTACTACCTGGTGCAACGCGGTTCGGTTGTCATCGATGGCGTGCAGTTGTATCTGTTCGAGGATGGCGAGGAGTATGTGGTCGCGCGCCGCGATGGGTGGAGCGCGATCGAAAACACAGCGGGCGTGCTCGCGGAAGCAAGGAGAGATGATGAGTGAGCTTATGACGATAGACGAGTTCTTCGAGGATCTTGGTATCGAGGACCATGATTTGAGTTTGGTGATCTTCGAGGCAGTGATGGCTGGCCCCTTGAGCAGCAAAATCAAACGTGTGCCTGAAGCCTACCGGGATGATGTCGCAGGTTACTGGAAGCGCCTCGGCGCGAAGGGACAGAAATCCTTGAGGGTCGAGGCTTCTATTCGTCGCCGGATGGCTGCCCAGAATGAGCGATCCCTTCGAGAACTTGAACAACTTCTTGAGATTGAGTGAGGTGAATGATGAGTGAGCAACTGAGGTACGTGCGAACACTGCTCGGTGAGATCGAGGAAGGGCAGTTGGCGAAGGGGAGGGCGCAGGCGGCGCTCGAAGCGCTCGACAAGTACGAGCAAAGCCTCGTGAGGATCGGGGGCGTGCAGGAGGCTTACGAGGCACTCGAAGGCGGGCAAACGTTTGTTGTCGAGGCGAGCGGAGGCTCAGAGGCTCATGTGTGCGTGGTTGGCGATCGCCTTCACCTCGGTGCATATGGCGAGGCGCAAGAGCCTTTCGGTGCTGATGCGCAACAAACGAGGCGACTGATCGCGGGATTGCTCGGTGCGCTCAAGAGGCTGGAGGAGGTCGAGTGAGCGGGCAAGATGCAGCGATCCTGATCATCGCGTTGTTCGTGTGGCTTGTGGCGATGATCCTCGTGATCATCCACAAGCACCTCGCGAACTCGAGGCTCAGGCGAAGGTTGGCAGAGGAGAAACGATACAACGCCGCGCAGGGTGCGGTGAGAGGAGAGGGAAACATGGGAACGATCACGATCAATGGCAAGACGTACAGCGGCAACAGCATTCAGGTGAGCGGTAACGCTGTTTACATCGACGGCAAACTCGCGGATGAGGAGGGCGACAGCACCACGCGCATCGTCAAAATCATCGTCGAGGGTGATCTCGTTTCGGTGAACGCGGAGCGTGGCAGCGTCGAGGTTCGTGGGGACGTGGGCACGTTCGTCAAGGCGGGTGGTTCGGTTGCCTGCAAGAACGTCGGGGGCGACGCCGATGCAGGGGGCTCGATCAACTGCGGTAACGTGTCCGGTGATGTGGACGCGGGCGGTTCTGTGAACTGCGGTAGCGTGGGCGGCGACATCGACGCAGGCGGCTCGGTGAGGCATCGCTGATGCCAAAGGTCTCCCTCCCCATCTTTCATCACCAGCGCGAGCTGTATCGCGGTGAGGGTTTGCGAACCATCGTCGCGGGCACGCGCGAGGGCGAGCACGCAGGGGTCACGTATGGCTTCATGCTGCGCGCGTTGCTCTCGCTCGACTGGCAGATCTCGTGCGTGCTCTCGGGCGCGAACCGAGGGCATCGACGCAAGGTCAAACGTGGTGGAAGGTGGGTGTGGGAGTTCAAGTGGTACAGCACAGACCAGCTCGGGGAGATCGTCGCCGCGCGCCATGGCATCCCGCTCGAGCAGTATCCGGCAAACTGGGATCTCGGGAAACGAGGAGGGCCGGTGCGCAATGCGCAGATGATCGGGCTCGCGGATGCGCTCGTCGCGTTCCCTGGCAACGGTCCAGGCACGCGAGGAATCATCGAGATGGCGCGACGTGAGCAGAAGCAGCGCCCGTTCAAGCTCGCGGTGTTCGATGCGCCCGGTGGGTTCGTCGATGATGGCGAGAGTGCGATCGATCCAGTGACACATGCCATGCTCGTGCATGGTGAGATATGACATCCACACATGTGGAGAAGTGAGGAGGTTTCGTGAAGAGGAACATGTTGGCGGTATGGTTGCTGATCAAGAGCGTGGTGATGTTTCCTGCGATGTTCGCATGGGGATGGCATGAGACATGGGTTGCCGAGTATACGAAGCCAGAACCTAAGATGTTGAATGCAGCCTTTCACATGTTTTGCTTGATGATCTTGCTTTCTTTTTATGGGTCGCTCGCCATCGCCACGTCAACGATCTCGTTCGTTCGGGATGAGTGGTGCTTTGGCGCATGGTTCGCGGTCGCGACAGTTGGCATCACGCATTGGTTTTACATGGTGCTCGGACCTCATGGCATCGACGCCCTTGGTTTGGCGCGCAAGGTTCCCGAGTGGGTGGCTGGCAAGGTCGGAGGCGTCTGGAAGGATGCTCAGGCTGCCGCAGACGCCATCATCGAAGAGGAAGAGAAGCGCAAGGCTCAGAACGGCGACGTGTCGATCGTCGACGACGCGCCAGCAGGCGAGGGTGATTTGTCGATGCAGGATGAAGTTTCCGCTTGACGCCATGCCTCGTGACTTGCGAGGCTGTGTGTGGGATCTGTAGCTTAAACAAGCCATTCAACACCAAACGTAAATACCTTCTGCGTCCGTCGAATCGTGAGGAAGAGCGCTGCAAAGCAGAGGTGCGGGTTCGACTCCCGCCAGATCCCTTGGCACGACAACAAAAGGAGAGGAGAGATGACAAGAGCAGAAATGAGACAACGCATTGGTAGCATCCTTGCGAGTCTTGAGGTGGTGAGGCGGGTGGCGCTCGCTCATGACGGCGCGAATGAGGCAACCCAGATACGCAGCAAGAATCCCTTGCTCGAGCCCCTCATGGCGTGCGCGGAGCAGTATGTCGAGCAAGCACATCTGAACATCGCGCGCGAGATGGACGAGTTGCTCGACGACGTGTTCGGCGTCGACGAGCAAGGCAACCCGATCGACGAACTCGCACCTGCGCTTGCGGATGTGAAGGTCAGCGAGGAAGGCATCGACAGGCTGGTCGATCACCTTCGCGAGCATCGCGAGGTCCGTATGGGCGCAGCGCCAAACAAGGATGGCAACGCGCTCATGGTCGGCAAGAATGATGTCCTCGTGCCTTCACTGAAGATCACGAGGCAAAACGCAAAGGACGTGTTCGAGGCGCTCGCCGCTGCGTATTACGTCATGATGGAGGGGTGATGACGGCGGAGAAGAAAGAGTTTACGTGGTTCGGCAGGAAGTCGAACGAGGTCGGTTGTGGTGCGATGACGCTTGCTGGCTCGCTCGTGTTGGCGTTGAGCGTGGCGCTACTCGCGTTAAGGTCGTATGGGTTGATGTTGGTGTGGGGTTGGTTTGTCGAGCCGTTTGGGCTGCCTGCGATCAGCCTGTTGCACGCCTATGGTTTGATGATCGTGTTCGTGATGATCCGAGGTCCATATTACTTCAAGGCGGATGACGATACTGATGTGTCGGATATTCTCGCCAAGCAATTCGGCACGCTGATTGGTATCGCGATGGCGATTGGTTTTGCATACACAGCACACTCGATGATGTAAGGAGGAGAGATGAACACACTGATTGATGGAATGCTTCGGCGCTTGCACATGCAGGAGATCGCGCGCAAGCGAGGCGGTCATATCGAATGGGAGGGCTCGAGCTACAGGTTCGTGCCTCACTTCGATAACGCAGGCGCGCTCGCTCGAAGCGTGAGCGAGTGGCGCGAGGAAATGGAACTGGCGAGAGAAGAGGAGAAACTCGCGAAGTCGAGGGCACGGTCGTATGTCCATATGCGCAACAACCACCTCGACGAAGGTCGCCCGATCGATGACAGCCTCGCGATCCGCAAGGCGCAGCACGATCGACGCGAGAAGAAGCGTCAACGCAAGGTGCTTCGCGCGATTCGCAAGGGCCGCACGCAGCGACTCGATACGCTCGATTATCGCACGCTCGATCGTCGCTCGCAGTTGGAGGTTCTCGCGAACCTAGTGGCGCGCTGATGCCACGGCGAGCAGCGAAGGTAGACGCGAACCAGGGCGAGATCGTTGACGCGCTTCGAGCCGTCGGCGCGAGCGTCGAGTGTATGCACGCGGCGCATGGTGGGTTCCCTGATCTCGTCGTCGGGTATCGTGGGGTGAACTACCTGCTCGAAGTCAAGAGCGAGAAGGGCAGGCTCACGAAGGATCAAAAGGCGTGGCATCCTGCATGGCGTGGTCAAGTCGCCATCGTGCGCAGCGTCGAGGATGCGCTGATCGCCATCGGTGCGATCGAGGAGGAGAGTGATGAGTGATACGAACGAACATGATCCGCAGCCTGCGCCTATCCGATGCGATGGCTCGCGCGATGTGATCATCGACCTGTGCGAGAAGAGCATCTGCGGTGTTTCGATCAGTCGCGCAGAGATCATGAGGAAGTTGCTCGAGCGTCGCGAGTTTGGCATCGAGAAGTACGGGCAACCGCTCATGTCGAGGGATGGGCGTGACAGTCTGAAGGATCTCGAGGATGAGATGCTCGACGCGCTCGCGTATGCGCACAAGATCGTGATGTCGGGTGAGCCGATTCATGCGCTCGACTGGACGCGACTTCACATGATGGTTGATTTTCTGCGCACCGAACTCGCCTACATGAAGCAGACGACGAGGGGATCATGAGCGAGCCCAAACGCATAGGCGAGTTGATGACGGTGCCTGAGATGGCGCGCGCGCTCGGCGTGAGGCAGCAGGACATCTTGCACTGGCTCAGGCACGGTACGCCAAGGGGGCAGCTTGTCGAGCTGCGCATCGAGGGATCGCAAAAACCGCGCGTGTCCTCGAAGGTTCGCGCGACGATCAAGGCGGACCTCTGGCGCGACCTGATGGGCACGCTCGACTTCTACGCAGAGGACACCACATACATGTTGCGCACGCGAAAGCAGGCAGGCGAGGATGAGCACGTCTGGAAGCGCCCGATCATGCATGACGGCGGCAGGCGTGCGCGCGTGCTGCTCGGTGAGGAAGAACCATGGGATGAAGGAGAGGAGGAAGAGGAATGAACACGCTCGAGGCATTGCAGCATCGCAACGCATGGGGCCAAGAGATTTCGCGCAAGTTCGAGGCGATCCCCGTCAAGTGGGGTGATCTGAAAGACATCAATGATGTGGCGCGCGTCTACGGGGAGGTCGCCTCTGGTGTCCGGTATGACGAGCATGAAGACGGTCTGTCGGTGACGGTGTATTACGCCTACCCTTACTCGAGCGGGATGGCGATGGCTTGGCGCAGGAAGGTCAAGTTGCACATTGGCGAAGATCCGAACGCCGAGCCTCCCGAAATGGACTGGGGTGAGAAGGTCGATAGGCTTCGCGAGTTGCTTCGAGAGATCGCCGATTATCGAGAAGCGCCATGGCGAGCAGAGGAAGCGCTCGAGTTGCTTGACGCAATCGTACCAGGAAGGAGTTGAGGAATGAAGATCGCACACAGCAATGACACGACGAGCAAGGCCGCAGCCGAGAGCATCGCGGCGCATGTCCCGACGTTGCAAGAGAAGGTGTTCGACGAGATCGAGGGCTGGGGTGCATATGGCGCGACGGATGACGAGATCGAGGTCTCGCTCGAGCTGACGCACCAGACCGCTTCAGCGCGACGCAGGGAACTTGTGAAGGCTGGCAAGGTGATCGACTCGGGCCGAACGCGCAAGACGCGCAGCGGATGCCAGGCGATCGTCTGGATCACGACCGAGGGCGCATCGCTCGAGGACAGGGAAGCGGCGCGCGCCAAACGCAAGCGAGACAAGGTGAAGGGGCAGATCACGAGGAAGCTGCGCGCGATGTCGCACGATGATCTCGTCTCGCTGCTCGCATACATGGAGGAGTGACGATGGACATTGATGCGAAGACATACGCGGCGATGGTGCGCAATCTCGAGTCTCTTGGTGCCGACGAGGCGACCTTGCGAGAGGCGATGGGTAGCCTTGGCATGGTGCGCCCTCCGAAGGTGCGAGAGACTCTCTTGGTCACGAGAGATGGTGATCGCATCAGGCTGACGATTGGGAAGATCAAGTTGCGCGTCAGCATGTCGAGCGCGATCAGGATCGCGAAGGCAATCGTCGAGATCCTCGAGGAGATTCGTGATGAGCAGTGAGCATGACGAGATCCGAGCGAGCATCGCGGATCAACTCGACGCGGTGTTGAGGCGATACGAGCGAGAGCCGACGACGCGAGGCACGATGGATGCCATTCGCCTCGAACTGCATCGACTGACCGAGCGGATCAAACGAGAGCATGGCGCGCCCTTGACGCTGCTCGTCGATGGTGTCGAGCGCGAGATCATCAACTGGCGCATCGAGCAACCCGACCCCTCGAAGCGCGCGATACACATCACGCCAGTGGTGGAGGTGAGAGATGTCGAGTGAAGACGATAAGGTCATTGCGGATCTCATGCTGTCATATGCGGACCAGAACACGCGCACGGTGAGTGAGCTGCCCGGGTGGGTTATGGTAAACGAGACTGTCGCGCGAACGATGGGCATGTCTGATGAGGACATCGCGAAGTGCCCTCGCTCGCCGGGTGGTCTTCTCATTGTGGGTCGTGGTTGGTATGGAGTTGAACATGACGAGTGAAGCGAAGGCATTGCGCGAGGCAAACAAGGCGTTCAGGCAAGCGCGTTGGTCGCCATGGTCGTGGCTGAAGTGGAAGTTGCAGCAGGTGCGCAGGCGAGGAGGTGTGTTGTGAGCGATTCCTACATGAACGCGCTGAGAGGTGATGTCCCCACCCTCGATCCTGTGGATGCTGCATACAAGCGCATTCTTTCGGAGGTCGAGGGTAGTTATCTCCGCGAGTGTTTCTTGGAGTTGAGCGTTGAAAACGAGAACCAGCAAACGATGATAGTTCGACCCTGCACGGCAGGGGTTAAACGCATGGTCGAAGTCCATGTGCATGATGCGTGCTTCGGGGATGGGGGTGATGGCCTGTATCCTGATGCGAGTCAACTCCGTCAAATGGCGACGTATCTTCTCGCAGCGGCTCGTTGGCTCGAGGAGGGCACCGATGACTGACTACATCGACGGACCTGGAAGCGTGCCATGCTCGTGCTGTGGCAAACCGACACGAGCGCCAACCGAGCGAGACTTGCGCGAGGAGCTGGAGCAATGGCGCGCGGTGCGTGAGAGCGCGACGCTGGACCTGGAGAAGGCGAGCCGGGAGATCAAGAGGATCGAGGCGTTGCTCGCGAGTGATGCGCAGCTCGACATCGAGGAGGTGATACGTGGCTAATCTTTTGAGATCGTTCCCCAAAATACGACGAAACATCGAGCGCGTCGATGAACGCGCCGATGAGATCAACGCGCGCATACGCAGGCGATTTGATGCGCAAAGCGAACCACTCGATCAATTACGCAGAGCAGCGTTGATCGAGGCTTGCGCGATTCGCATCGGCTTCAAGGCGGCAAAGTTGTTGATCGATACCGCCAAGGCTGAGAATGCAAACACAGAGGATGTGTTCGAGTATGCCGGTCAACTCTCGGTCATGGTTGTCGAGGTGCTCAAGGGTGCGATTCGGCAGGCGGAGGAGGTGAGTGATGTGCGATAAGTGCAACTGCGATGATACGTGGTCATTGATGGCGACGTGCCTCTTGTTGTGGATTATCCTCGGGTTGTTGTGGCAAGGCATCACGATCGATGGCGTGCAATACGAGGTCAACTCAAACTGGGGTGCGTTCGAGGTGACGCGCGTCGAAGGGAGCGAGTGATGTTCAACGTGCTGTTCTTTGCTATACTGTTTGGCGTGTTCGGCCCGCCCGTGTATGCGGTGCTCGGGCTGATGGCGTTGTGGGAGAAGTTGACGAGACGAGGAGAGAAGGGATGAAGAGGCGAGACAAGTATCACTTTGCGATGGGCGTCATCGTGGCGCTTGGCGTGTTGTCATTCTTTCGCATGGCAAACGCCGTCGAACTCGGCACGCATGTCATATCTCCGTTGATGTCCGCCGTGGCGTTCATTTATGTGATGAGATGTCACCTGCAAGCAGGGAGAAGCGATGAGTGACGAGAAGAAACGAGGACCGGGCGGGCGTCCTACCAAGTGCAACCCTGAGATCACGAGCGAGATCGAGGGGTATCTGCTCGAAGGCATGTGGATCGAACATGCCTGCGCGCTCGCGGGGATCACCGATGCCACCTATCGCAACTGGATCAAGCGTGGCGAGGATGAGATTAACCGCGTGAGCGTGCTTGAGGAGGGGGATGAGGGCTGTTATATCGAAGAAAGTGAAGAACCCTTCGTTCAGTTTTTTGTGTCTTGCACGCGCGCAAGAGCCATGGCGGACATCGAGCTGATCGAAGGTATTCGCGAGGCGGGGATGGGCGTTGATAAAGCCAAAGAGGTGTATCGCGACTACAAGGCGCTCGGGTGGCTGCTCGAACGTCGCAACCCGAAGTTGTTCCGTGCGCAGCAAGAGAACCTCGTGACGGTGAAGAAGGCGCAAGGCAAGCCCATCGACCTCGACGCGCTGTCAGACACGGCACTCGAAGAGCTGGAGGCGATCGCGGAAGAGCAGGCAGGGGGTGACGATGGGTTCGAGGAGTAGTTTGCCCTTGACCATCGCGGCGTGAGGGTGTTCCATGTTCTGGAATCTGAAACGAGGAGAGGAGAGATGACAGACGAGTTGATCGGAAGAATGAAAGAATGCAGGATCGTGGTTAACGGCGCAGAACTTCGAGGGTTCGCGTCAGGCAACCATCTGCACATTCCGCAGCGACGAGGCATCACGATCGGTGATCGCTACTTGCTGACCATTCCATTCGAGAGTGGTGACATCGCGGTTGAACTCGACCGCGAGCGAGAGGAGCCGAACGGGCGTCGGGGATGGACGTTCTATGAGGCATCGGGCGACGATGGCCGCGAGCCTACCGTGATCGGCTATCTCATGACGTGGCCTGGCATGATCGCTGATGTGCATCTGCTCGGTCAGCAATGCGCGCTTCCTGTCAACAAGCAACTCGCCATCGGCAACATCTGCGCGACGATGGTCGCGTTCGATATGATCGCTCGCGGCGAGATGCCGGTGCATATGGTCGCGGACTTCGAGCGACCGCCGCTTGGCTTGCGTATTCAGACATTCAACACGAGGCATTACGCACAGGCGAAGATCGCGCAGCGCACCTTCGAGAGCAGTCGTCAAGATAAGTTCAGCCCTTCGACGATGCAAAGCGAGGTCGTCAGGGCGATGCATGATGCAGGGTTTAGCGTCGAACTCGGTGAGGTTGCCTATCAGGTCATGTGGAAAGCGAGCGGGGCCATGGGAGTTGTGCGCATCGAGATGAAGACCGAGCACGTTCCTGCGGGCGATGAGGTGACGATATGAACGATCCAATTGCACTTATCCTGTCGGCGTCCATGATCGCGTGGGCGATCTTCTATCATGGCTGGTTCACGAGCGGGGAGGGCTTCCAGCGCATCCCTGCTTATCAGGAGTTGGCGCTGGTGCTCACGTCGGTGGCGACGATCATTTACGGGTTGTTTCTTTTTGTCGTGAAGGTGATGGTATGAGCAGTCAGATGTACGAAGGGATCACCGATGATGAAATCTGGGAGTTCTGCGCGACGCGCAAACTCGACCCAAGGAATGGCGTGAAGGAGATCGATGATGCGTTTGCCGATGGTTTCGCAGCGATCGAGTTTCATTTCGTGGCGTGCCAGGAGCATTCGACGGATGAGCGTCATGGATTCGAGGGGTATCCAGAGCGGGGCACTGTTGGCGCGCCGTTGGTCGAGTCGTCATTGGAGCGGCAAATCTCCAAGATCAAGATCATTCGTAACGTAAATTCGACGCGGATGTATCCAGTGGCAGTCTTCAAGTGTGTGGAGTGTGGTAAGCCTGTCGTGATGTGCGGCAATTCGCGACCCGCTACATGGCTTTATGGGAGGGCGTGGGTATGAGCGAGACATTCAACGTCAAATCAGCGCGTCTCGTGATCGACGATCAGGAATACGACCTGGGCGACATCCCCATCGGCATCAAGCAGGCACCGCCCGTGCAGAACTTCGAGGGTTGGGGGGAACTGCGCAGCGCGTGCGGTGAGCGAGCCTGGGGTGCAGTCACCGACATGCTGCACCTGTGGCACCCTCGCAGCGCAGATGCCGCGCACAGCCTCGCAGCGTCGCTCGGGTGGATCGCCAGCGGTATGGACGCGCGAGACCTGATCATCGCTGACGAGTACGAGTTGAGGTTTGACGATCCCGATAAAGACGAGGTTGTGAAACTGAAGAGAATCATCGGGAGCAGTGATGAGAACCACGCTCACCATTACTGGGAGGCTCGTGTCGACGACTTTCAGTTTTCGGGCTTCAGGATGAAGTTTGATGGCACGGTCTGGCTCAATGCTACGCGCACAACCATCGACGTTGATGGCTTGCGAGGCATGACCGCCATGATCGAGGCTTGTGTGTGGATCGCTGCCGTGGTGATCGACAGGCTCAATGGTAACGAGTGGCTGCAAGATAACCTGCGCTGCCCGCTCGGCGTGAGCATCGAGGCGGTGCGCGATGATTCGATGGGTATCGATCTCGCGGATGAGGAGTCTTATTCTACGACAACTCACAGCATGACGATCAACGGCGTGGTGGTATCAGTCGAGCAGCGTCCCGGCGAGTCAACGAATGATGTTGCTCGCAGGATGACTGAGGCGATCGCCAATGAGCCTGCGCTCGCGTTCTGCACTGCAACGCCGCATATCGATGAAGACGGCGAGTTGACTGTTGATGTGCAACCGAGGATGCAGGGCTTGACGATGGAGGTCGCGGGGCCTAGTTCGTATTTGCTCGAGGAGGAAGAGTGAGTGCTGCGCAGTACAGGCGCGGGCAGCCTGTCTGGATCAAGGCAGGCGAAGGGTGGATCGAGGGCACCTTGCACCACGCGAGCATGGGCTCGACCCGCGTCCAGGTCCGCGTGGTGCTCGCTGGCGAGGCGCACATCCTCTCGGTGCCGCATGAAGGCGTCAGGCTTGACGCGCCGCCCCGAGAGGCACACACGTTCCGAGGTCACGCCATCTTTTGCCACGAGCAGGTGTGGTACTACCTCGACACCCTGGAGCCTGTGAGCAGGACATGGCACACCAGGGGGTGTGGGCGCTGCGGCAAGCAGGACACCCCCGAGGGGCACGACGGCTGCCTCGGGACGATCCTTGGTGCGCTCAACGCGTGCTGTGGGCATGGTGAGCCGGGCGACGCTTATATTCAATTCAAGGATCACGAGCTGCGCGGACAAGCGGCGCTCGGCTATCTTCAAGCATCGAAAGAGGAGGAAGAGTGAAGGCTTACTACGTTGTCGAATGTATCGCGCCAAAAACATTCGAGGCGCATTGGGCAGGTGGTGAGTTTGGTTGCTTTCAGACCGAATACACGCTGATTGTCGATGATCCTATCGAGCGGCACGAAGGCGAGAAAATCGACGCCATCGTTTGTGCTGATTGCGGGTCTGACGACTTGACGAGAGGTCTCCGTTGCGAGGTGTGCGGTTGTGGTCGCACTGATCATGTGGAGATATGAAGAGGAGGAAGGGTGAGCACTGCAAAGGACACAGGCTGGGTAACACCTACGGTTAACCTACTCCGCGAGGGCGGCGTGGAAGGGGCGTGCTGCCCATCGTGTGACGAAGTGTGGGTAGGCATCAGGAGATCCAAGGAACTTGATGAGCAAGATGCCTCCGCCTATCTGGAATATCGAATGCATTACGATGGGTGGGCAGGCTGGCGAAGTTACAATAGCGCGACGAGGTGCTCGAAGTGCAAGACGGAAGTCGAGGTTTACCAGCGCATCCAACTGAAAGTGAAGGTGGCTCCATGAATGACGGATTGAGGTTCGCCGGTATGATGATCCTCGGATCGATCGCGGTCGCGCTGATCCTCGGGTGGTTCGTCTGGCTTGGAAGTCAACACCAATCGCGCGAGGATTTCATCGCCTGTCAGAAAAGCAACACGTTCGAGCAGTGCATCGAATGGCGCGAGCAGGGGAGGTTTTGATGGACCACCTCACGCTCATGGCGGACACGCATTGCCGCACGTTCGACATCGCCCCGGCCGAGATCCTCATCCACGCGGGCGACTTCTGCAACGCAGGCACGACGACCGAGCTGCGCGAACAGATCGAGTGGCTCGCGACCCTGCCAGCCGAGCACAAGGTTGTCATCGCCGGGAACCACGACATGTGCCTTCAGCGACCTGGGCAGCGAGAGCCGATGCTCGCGTTGTTCGAGAAGCACGGCATCACCTACCTCGAGGATTCGGGGTGCGAGGTGCTGGGATACAAGATCTGGGGCTCGCCCTACTCACCGACTTATGGGCGTTGGGCGTTCATGGAAAGCGACCAGGAACTTGTCGAGAGGTTCGCGCGCATCCCGCAAGGCATCGACATCCTGATCGTGCATGGTCCGCCCTACGGTCTCGGTGACTGGGTGCCTCGTGGCGAGCATGTCGGCTCACGAGCCCTCGTGCCACACATCGCGAGGGTCAAGCCGCGCTTGACGGTGCATGGGCATATACACGAGTGTGCGGGGCGGTGGAGGCATCCTCACGGCGGTTCGTGCGTGAATGCCTCGTGTGGGATGCGTCAGGTTTACGAGACGCACAACGGGCAGGTGTTTCGCGCGGTCGCGTGGGGCGATCCTGTCGTGTTGAGCAAGGGGGATATGCGATGAACATCGAGCGGACGCAACGCTGGCTTCGTCAATTTATGCGAGGCGAAATCGAGGCATCGGAGGGTGATGTTCGCGAACTTGCAGATGCGCTTCGTGTGCTTTTTTACCGGTGGGCGGGGCTCACAGATCAGGAGCGCGCAAGCATATCTGACGAACTATTGGAAGTCGTCGTAAGTGTTCGCGCTGAGGCAGAATGGCTTGTGCTCGAGCGTCTCGATGGTACATGTCAGCACTTACGGGCGAGTACGATTGATGATTGGCGCGTTGTTGTTGGTGACTCCATGGGTCATGTGCCGCGACTGCCCTACATCGAGGGTGAAGGGCTGTGGATCGACATCTCGCCTCACGACATCGATGGCATCACGTCGCAATGGTTCAAGGCTATCCAGGCGGCTGATGCGTTCAGGAGGCGGCATTGACACTCGGTCTCGATGAATCACCACAGGAGGTGCTGCGCCGCGCGAGGGCGGCGAGGGCTCGGAGGGACTTCGGTTACTTCGTGCGCCTCGTCAAGCCTGAGTACGATGTGCAGTGGTTCCATGACGTGATCATCGAGGAACTCGCGCAGGCGACGCAGCACGAGCGCGGCGGTCGCGTCGGGCTCGCACTTCCACCAGGGCACGCCAAATCGGAGTATGCGATCCTCTATTGTGCGTGGATGGTCGCGCGAGATCCTGACATTCAGATCGCCTATGTGACCTACAACCTCGACTTCGCGAAGGTCCAGTTCAAACGGCTGAAGGATCTCGTAAGTAGTGCCCGATATGTGCACTACTTTGGCAGGCTGATCAACGACGCGCTCGCGGTCGATGCCGATGGCAAGGAAAACACAAAGGTCAAGTTCGAGATCACGAGCGGATCAGGTTGGGTTGCTGCGGCAGGCTTTGGCAGCGGGCTCGATGGTCTGCGTTGCGACCTGATCGTGATCGACGACCCGTTCAAAAAGGACGAGGCGTTTTCGCCTACGGTGCGCGAGGTGCGATGGAAGACCTACGTCGGTACGATCCTCCAGCGTCGCCGTCCTGACCGCCCATTGCACATCGTGATGCTCTTCACGCGCTGGCACCTCGACGACCTCACCGGGCGTTGCAAGAAGCATGAGCCTGATCAATGGCGATGGGTGGAGATCGAGGCGCTGCGCATGTCAGAACTCGACTCGCAGAAGGGCAGTCACATCGACGACCCGCGCGAGGATGGCGAGGCGCTCTGGGAAGCGGTCGCGACAGCGCAGGAACTCGAGGCGTACCAGACGCTCGACGAGGGTCTGTTCTGGGCGGTGCAGCAACAGACCCCGATCCCGGCAGGCGGCGCGTTGTTCAAGAAGGACTGGTTCTCGCAGCGCTGGCAGCGTCTCACGCCGACGGGTGGCACGCTCTATCAGTCGTGGGATTTCAGGCATGGCGGCAAATCGGATGCAGGTTCGTATGCCGTGGGGCTGCTCGCGCTTCAGTTCGATCACCAACCCGAGAAGCTCTACATCCTCTCGATGAAGCGCGCGCGGTGGTCGCCTGACGAGACGACAGATCACTTCAACGCGGCGCTGAATGACCCGCTGTGGGGCATGGCGTCGACGATCATCATCGAGAACGCGGGCGATGGAAAGAACATCCTCGCGCACTTCAAACACCGCCACAACGGGCTCGTCTCGATCAACCCGGCTGGCTCGGGCTCGAAGGTTCGACGCGCCCGCGCGACGGTGCCTTACGCCGCACGCGGGTCGGTCGTGTTGCCTGCTGTCGAGATCGCTTCGGATGAACCATGGATCGATGCGTTCCTCGCGGAGGTGACGCTGTTCACCGACCTCGGGAGCGGCACCGGCAATGACGATATTGTCGACGCTTTGTCACAGTTGATCGATTACGTGTATGATGCGAGCGACAGCGCCCTCGATGATCGGGGCTTGGCGCGCGAGGCTTGGAAGATCCTGATGGGGACAGCATAGAGGGCACACATGAGTGAGGCAGGGCAAGAGAAGGCGTTCAGGTGGGATACGGCAGCGGGTATCCTCCAGAACTTCGTAACGAAGATGGGCACGCAGCGTGCGCGCAAGCAGTCGAACATGGTGGGCGAGCGCGTGTGGTTCACGCCTGCCCAACTCGACATCCTCGCACAACATGGTCTCGTCAAGCGCATCAACGGCGAACTCCCTGCCGACGCAGGCAGCAAGCCTGAAGTCGTCGCGAGCAATGACGTGGCTCCTGCGCTCGAACAGCAACTGCGCGACCTGAAGGTCAGGCAGAAGTTTCGCAAGGCAGGCACCGCCGCGCGCAGGCAAGGCGGCGCGGTTGTCTGGATCACATGCGAGGGTGGCGGCGAGACATACGAGCCTCTCGATCTCTCGACGATCAAGCGAGTGACGAACCTCGTCGTGATCGACTCGAGCGAGTTGTCTGTCGAGACGTTTAAGCCAAAGAGTGACGATGATCGCGTGCAGATCACGGCAGGTTACTACGTCGACGAGCCACGTCGTGCGGATTATCGCGAGCCACTCGCCTACCGATACACGCCATCGCAGGGCGGTAAGGAGCGCGTGATCCATGCGTCGCGCCTGATCAAGTTCTATGGCGATGACGTGCCCGATCGCTTGCGTGATCAGTACCAGGGATGGGGAGCGCCCGCTGTCGAGGCTGTGTGGGGCACGCTCTCGTCTGCGCTGCTCGCGCTCGACGGCGGCGCTGAGATCATCTCCGAGATGGGGCTCACCGTCTTTCAGATCGACAACCTGAAAGAGATCCAGTCAGGTGGCGAGCAAGGGGGACTCGGCTCGTGGATGGCGCTCGTGGCAGAAGCGAAGAGCACGCTTCGATCACTCCTGCTCGCTCCGGGTCAGTCCGTCGAGCGTCTCGACATGTCGGTCGCGGGATGGTCCGAGGTGTACGATCGCATCGCGCAGGAGCTGTGCGCAGAGGCGGCGATGCCTGTCACGAAGTTGTATGGTCAGGCGCCGGGCGGGCTCTCGACTGACGACGCGAGCGCGTGGCGCAACTGGTCGGCGCGCGTGAGCGATTACCAGGACGATCAGCTGATCCCCGCCTACCTCTACCTGCTCGATGTGTTGTGTGCCGCGAAGGAGGGGCCGTGCAAGGGCAAGCGCCCCGAGACGCTCGATGTGGAACTCGCGCCATACGAGGTGCCCACCGAACTCGAAGAAGCGGAGATCGCCAACAAGTGGGGCTCGACCGTCAACACGCTCGTGCAGATGGGCATCATCGACGAGGACGAAGCGCGCGAAACGATGCGCCGCGTCAAGGGGATGCGACTGCAAGAAGAGGAGGTCGAAGACGACACGACGGGGCAAGAGACGCTCGCGGCGCTCATGGCGCAGGCGGGTGAGCAAGGCGCGACGCAGGAGCCGGGCGCACCCGTCGGTGGTGACATCGAGAAGGCTCAAGACGCGGCGCTCAACGGCGCTCAGATCACGGCTGCTGCTAACATCGTGTCGAGCGTGTATCAGGGGCTCTACCCCGCAGAGCAGGGCGCACAGCTCCTCATGCTCGGCAACCCGACGCTGACGCCCGAGCGTGCACGCGCGATCGTCGGCGCAGGCAACCCGCAGCCTGTTGATCAAGAGCAGCCTGTCGAAGACGCAATGCGCGTCGATCCCTACGCAGGCATCGACGACCCCAAACTCCCTGAGAACGTCAAGGCGCTCTCTCCCCGCAAGCGTGCCGCATTCGTCGAGGCGTTCAACAGCGCATATGAGGAGAGCGATGGTGACGAGGGCAAGGCGTTCGCCACGGGCTACGCAGCAGCGAAGCGCGTCGACTCGATGCGTCATGACTACGGCGCGCGCTCGATGTGCTTCGCGCTGATGCCAAGCGAGGAGGTCGCAGCAGCGTTCGCGCCGTTGTCCGAGATCCCACAAGACGAATTGCACGCGACCTTGCTCTACTTGCCCGACGTGGCAGACGAGGAGGTCGATCGCGTGCTCGAGACGGTCGAGGCGTTCGCGAGCAAGCAAGCGCCCATGAGGATGCGCACATCTGGACCTGGTACGTTCATCAACGGCGACGCCATCGCGCGGATCATGCTGCTCGAGGGGCTCGGGTTGACCGAGATGCGCACCGACCTCAAACGCGAGGTCGAGGACATCGACGCGCTCGGTCTGCAAACTCACGACTTTACGGCGCACATGACGCTCGGGTATCATGACCGCGCCGACTACCCCGCTGAGTTGCTCGCGCAGATGGCGATGGTGGAAACGGACGAATGGAGCGCAGGCGAGATCATCGCGTGGCGCAATGGCGACATCGTGGCGCACATGCCACTGAAAGGAGGAGAGGAGAGATGATACCAGTCATTATTGAGAGCCCGTTCGCGGGTGATGTCGAGCGAAACAAGGCGTACTTGCAGGAGTGTATCAGGCACGCGGTGCGCAATGGTGAAACGCCCTACGCATCCCACCAGATGCTCACCGACGCACTCGACGATCTCGATCCAGCAGAGCGCAAGTTGGGTATCGACGCAGGGCTCGCACTCGGCGATGTGATCGTGAGCGCGGGAGGCAAGCACATCTTTTATCTCGACCTCGAGATGTCAAACGGCATGTGCTACGCGCTCGAGCACGCAGCGTCGCTCGGGCGAACTGTCGAGTTCCGATGGCTCTCGGGGAGTCTGAGCGAATACACGATGGCTGCGGCGTTTCCTGCACGTTACATTGTCGACGGAACGCCCATCGCCAAGACGCCGCTTTTCGGAGCTGCGCGTTCGCACTATCTCAAGGCCAAGATTCGACGAGACGCAAAGAAAGGAGGAGAGGAATGATCTTTGATCTGGTGTACGAAGACAGCACCGACGAACCATGCGCTCGAGCGTGCAAGTGTGCGAGCATCCCATACGATAGCGCGAGGCTCGGCAAACTGCGCAACGAACTTCGCGCGCTGCTCAGGTGGGCAGACGCGAGCGACGAGAAGTGGACCGATGCGCGCAAGGCGCAAGTCGCGCAGCAGATGCATGACCTCGAGCGGCGCATCGAGGCATACCACGAGATGGCGTGCGAGATCGCCTCGGTGTGCCCGCTGGCGCGCGTTGACTACGGGGTGGTGCATGGTGTGGCGCGTGAGATCCCGTTGCTGTTCGAGTTGCCCGAGTGGGCGCGCGAGGACGTCGACAGTGAGGACGCAGCGAGCGAGGAGGAGTGATGGAAGTCGAGATCGAGGAGTATGAACGCGAGGCAATGCGATTCTTCTGCGCTGCCAAACGATGGGGCGCACACGTCAAGATGGAGGCGCACTACTCGGGCGCACACTTCAGTCATGACTTCGTTTACATCGAGGTTGGCGAGCGGTTCTGCTGCTGCTTCGAGAGGGATGGCTCGATCACCAGTTACCCGTGGGATTACAACGATTTCGAGTACGCGCTTCAGGATGCGAAGACGAGTGCGGATCGATGGCTGGCGAAGCATGAGAAAAACGAGGAGGAAGAGTGACGCAGGATTACGTCTATGTGCTGTGCGGCGGCAAGTGGTGCCGCGCGGAGGTGCTCACGCATGACGAGCGATCGGTTACGATCATCCTCGGTGTTGCTGGCACGCCGCATCGTTTCGTCGTGAACAAGTCGAAGGTGCGATACGAGGAGCCGGGGGATGAGTGACATTCTCGTGCGCGTGCCTCAAAAGGAGATCGCTCACTTTTGGGAGCCTATCTTCACCGATGAAATAGCATGGTGGACGCTACCATGCCAGCCAGTGAGGTGCGGCAAGGGAGATCGGATCTGGTTTCAGATCGGGGATGAGGTGGTCGCGCGTGCGAGGATCTCATGGATCGAGCACGCTACCAAGCGATGCGAATCTACCGGGCGCATCTGGCGCGGGGTGCACCTCGGATGGAGCGGCGGCGATCTGGAGCGGCTCGAGGTGCCGAGAGAAGGGAAGGGCTTGACGCGCGGCTTTATGTATTACGAGGAGGAGTAATGAGCGAGGGTGATCCGGTCGAGGTGTGGACATACGGCGCGTGGCGTCCTGGCGTACTGCTCAAGCGCAGCGAGCAATGGTCTCACGTCAAGGTCATCGTTGATGATGACGAGCGCGTGTTCTGGGCAGCAAACAGGTTCGTTCGAGAAGTGGAGGTGAACTGATGGGCGCATATTCGAGTTATGTGGTGACATGGTGCAAGATTCTTGGTGTTAAACTTCAAGTGTATGTCGAAGGCAACATGTACGAGTTTGTCGAGATCGAGCCAAATGATTGGATGGGGCGAGATATATCGTTGCAGTTGAGGCACGACGGCAACGGTCATTTCGTCGGCTTTTCGTGGGGGCACGCACCGGGTGAAAAGTACGAGTGGGAAGGAGCGTACAAACGCGCTGAACTTGAGGCGTGGTTTATCGAGAACGGCTTGCCCGATGGCACCGAAGTTGTCTCGATCGATTGGAGTCTTTGACCATGCCACGTCGCAAGCCTCCCGCGCGCGAACTGACGAAGACCATCGAGCAGCAGTTCGCGCGCGACATTCTCAAACTCATGACGCCCGCTCGCCAGCTCATGCGCGCGATGAAGGCAGCCGAGCGCCAGCGCAACGACGCGCTCGGTGATTCGGTCCGCGACCTCTCGAGCGCCATCACCTCGTGGTTGCAAGGCATGATCAGCGACAAGGCCGCGCGCGCTGTCGCAGAGCGTCAGATGAAGCGCGTGGAGCGGTTCGGTCGACTCGACTTCGAGCGGTGGTCCGAGATGGTCGGCATTGATCCGAGAGAGGCGAAGGGGCGCGCTGCTGTTGCCGTCGATGCGATGATGGAGAACGCCATCCTCGAGTCCATGGGTTACATCAAGGACATCCCGGTGCAACTCGCGCAGCAGGTGAGCGATGAGTTCTCCAACGCGCTCCTGCTCGGGCAACGCGGCAAGTCGCTCGCCACGATCTTCGAGGAGCGCCTCGGTGTCGCGGAGTCGAGGGCGAAACTGATCGCGAGAGACCAGAGCACGAAGGCGCTCGGCAACATGCAGAAGGCACGTCAGCAAGCGCTTGGCGTGACGAGGTATGAGTGGGTAACGGCGGGTGATGAGAGGGTGCGACCCTCGCACGCAGCGCTGAATGGCAAGGTGTTCGACTGGAACGACCCGCCGCCCGAGGGGCACCCAGGCGAACCCGTTGCTTGCAGGTGCGTGGCTGCTCCGATCCTCGACGACTAGAGTACTGATGCTGCCAGCAGTCGGGCAAGTGCTGCGCCGCCGTGCGAGCCAGGCAAGACCCCTCTCCTCTTCCATGTGTCGATGCACGTGTGTGTGCATCCCATGAACTCCGATGCGTGCCAGCCGAGTTTGCGCTCGAGCTTCTGCACGGTCTCGAAAGGTTCGTCATCCGGTGACATGTCCTCGAAGTCGATCTCGCCCGCGATAAGTTCGTTGACGAGCGGCACCCAGCAGGATGTCTCGCCCATGCCTGCGCCCTCCCACTTCTTCCACCTCGTGGGCGCTTGCAATCGCACGTTCATCTCCTCGATCGTCGGATAGGGCGGCCCGTTCTTCCCGACCTTGCCAATGCGCTGCTCCCTGATTGCCATCTCCTCTTCGTTGAGGTCGAGCCCCTCCCTGAATGCTCGAAGTTGCTCGCGCGTTGGTGGACGCCAGGAGAATCCCCAAATCTCCTCTGCTCGAATGATGCAACTGCGGATGTTACGAATCACGCCCATGACACTTCCTCCAGCCCTCGCGTCCTGTCGCTCTCGATGGTCGCCACGCATTGTGCGTGCGCTGCCTTGACGAATTGGCGCTCACGCGCAGCGCAGTCAGCGATCTCGTACCAGTGCGCACGCGTCTTGCCCCAGGTAGATTCCGCGAGCGCGACCGCCTCGCGCCTGCGACGGTCGAGGAAGTCGGCGTACTTGTCGAGCCCCACAACGCACCCGTCCGGGTCGTCGAAGATCGTCGTCGAGCACACGGCCATGATGCCGCCCCAGCCCTTGCGATAGTGGCGCTCGCGCGTTGCCTTGCTCGCAGGCTCTCCCATCGTCTGCACCCACGCTTGCACGCGCTCCCTGATGCATGTCGTCAATTCAGCGTTTCTCATGTTGTCCTCTCCTTGTAGTACCTCGCGCGAGACCAGAATGCCTTGCCTTGCTTGTTGATGGCATCGACCTTCGCACGCTTGCGAGTGATGGTATCGTAAATCCTCATGCCCCCTCGAGCTTGCGCGACGCACTCCGAGAGGCTATCGCTGCTCATGACATCGACCCAGCGCCACGCATTGTTTAGCGCGCGGCGCTGGAGAATGAATCGTTCACCAGTCATCGCGTCGGCTCTCCATCTCCTGCACGTATGCTTCGTGCGCGATCCTGTCGGCTTCGAGTTCCGCTCGGTGCCATTCGTTGAGGTTGCGATCATACTCTCGTGAGTCCTCGCGATCCTGCCTCGTCTGCTTGCCGTATCCCTGGCACGCTCCGCATTCGATCCCGTAGTCGTGCCTCGCGCCGCCGCACACCTCACATTCACGGATCTCGAACGCCTTGGTGATTTTCCTGATGGCATGTGTCTTGATGGCGTCGTCTTTGACTTCCTCGAGCCATTCGAGCGCCTCGAGCGGGTTGCCTTGCTCGAACGCTTCGTCGAGCGCGTCTTTGATGATGTCTTTGTCTTGCTTGCTCATGTCTCGCTCCTTCGAGTGTGGTTGCACCTCAAAAGCCCGCCGGGCTTGCGCCGGGCGGGCTAGTGCTGGTCTGGTCTGGTCTGGCTCACGCCGCCGTAAGGCAGTTGATGAAGTCTCGGTGCGCTTCGCTGTGTGCGTAGGCGCGAGCCATGGTGTAGAGGTCGCCCGCCTTGCCGGTGAAGGCGATGTCGGTGAAGACCGCCTCGAAGGTCTCGAGCGCCGTGTTGTAGTTGTCCTCGAGGCGGCTGTCGAAGTTGTCAGCGCAGTAAACGGCGGATGCCTCGCGAGCGGTGCGGAAATAGAGCCCTTCGTTCGCGCAATCGCGGAGGTAGGTGATTGCTTCGGTGCGGATTGCTTCGAGTGCTGCGGTAAGTTCGTTGTTCATTTTCTCGCTCCTTCGAGTTGTTGCGTGGGTCATTCCCTCGCTGACAAGAACCAACTTAGAGCACCTCCCCTCATGCGTCAATATAAAAAACATCAACCCATGATAAAAAATATCGACCGATCATGAGGAGGGGCAATCTGTTGCCCGTATGTCGTGGCACCCCTATTTTGCATGAGGGAAAGTCATCGCTCCGAGGGATGCATGAATCGAGTTCATAGGTACGATCAAGGCACGCTGCGCAAGCCGCACCGCACCGAGGAGGGCTTCCTCTATTTCGAGTGCGTCGCGACTCGTGCGGGTGTGTTCGAGTATCGCCGCGCCGATGGCTCCATACGGCGCGAGTGGCGACCACGGGAAGAGGTCGCGCGCGCTGATAGCCTCGCGACCCTCGGTCGTAAGCCTGTCACGCTCACGCACCCTGAAGAGGGCGGCGTGCCTGTCCTCGTGACGCCTGGCAACGCGAAGCAATTCGCAGCGGGCGCAGTTGGCGAAGAGGTCGAGGTGATCGACCGCGCCGACGACCTGACCGAAGAAGAGGGTCCATACGTCCGCGTGACTGGCAGCGTGTACCGCTCGGACGCCATCGACGCGATCGAGTCAGGTATGCGCGCTGTCTCGTGCGGATACGAATGCGACCTCGAAGAGAAGGCGGGCACCACGCCCACGGGCGAGCGATACGACTGCATCCAACGCAACATCACATACAATCACCTCGCGATCGTCCCTCGTGGTCGAGCGGGAGATGTCGCCGTCCTTCGCGCTGACACAGATGATGCTGTGCAGTGGGGCGGAATCACACCACAGCACAGCCAAAAGGTGACGCATATGAAGCGCAAGAACCTTCGCGGGGACGAATACGAGATCCCCGCCGATCAGTCTGCCCTCGCTGAACTCCTCCTCTCCGATGTCCGCACGCTTAAGGCGGATATGGAAGAGATGAAAGAGGACATCGACGGCATGGAAGAGGAACTGAAGAAAGAGGACGCCGACCCTTACGCCGATCGCATCGACGCCATGCAAGAGAAGATGGACGCTCAGGGCGAGATGCTCGACAAGATCGTCAAGATGCTCGCATCCATGGGCGGCGAGGAACTCGAGGAAGCAGGCGAGATGGAGCGCGAGGACCGCGCCGACGCATTCAAGAATATGGATGACGGCGCGCTGAAAGCTCACCTCGAGAAGGTCCGCGCCGACGCCAAGGCTGAAGCGCTCGCGCGCCTCGAACTCGAAGGCAAGGCGACCGCGCTCAAGATCGACGGCATCGACAAGCTCGACGACCGCAAGTTGCTCGAGGCAGTCGCCGCGAAAGCGACCGGCACCGAGGTCCGCGCCGACGCTTCCGATGACTACCTGCGTGGCATGATCGCCAACGTGCGCATCGACGACGGCGCGAGTCAGGAAGGCGCGTCCTACCTTGGCACGGGCAACCGTCAGGTCAACACCGACGGCGCGCTCTCGGGCAAGGATCTCATGCTCGCCAACCTCGCGAAAGCGCGTCAGGCACGCCTCGACGCTCAACAGTGAAATCACGCCGCAAGGCTTACCGCATAGGAGAACACCATGCCTCAAGTGTCTGCACCTTACCCGTTGCCCGCTGGGCTCGACGGCGATTGGTACGATAGCAACTTCTTCAAGGACAGCATCACGCTCGTCAACGCCGACCCTCAAGCCGTGCAGATCAGCACGCTCACGGTCAGCGCCGCGACGAACGACAAGACCTACACGGTCTACATTCAGAACATCCCGGTGTCCTTCACCGCCGATGGCAGCGCGACCACGGCTGAGATCGCCACGGGTCTCGGCGCTGCGATCGAGGCAGAGAGCGCGCTCGCGTTTATCGACGTGTCGGTCGCCTCGAACGTCGTAACCCTCACCGGTCGTCAAGAGGGGCTCGTCTTCACGCTCGTGGAGAACGACGCGCAACTTGCCTTCGCGACCTCGCAAAGCGCAGCGGATGCCGCTGTCGTGAACTTCGGTCGCTTCATCGTCCGCGCGGCTGACGCCTCGGACGGCACCAAGCAAGGTCGCCTGATCAACGGCACCGACCTCGACGGCGCGAGCGCGACGCTCTCCTTCACCGCCGATAACTCGCAGCCCTACTCGGGCACGATCACCATCGACGGCGTGGGTTACGACTTCACGTTCACCTCGGATGGCAGCGCGACCGCGAACGAGATCGCCACGGGCCTGAAGGCTGCGATCGATGCGCTCTCCCTCGACGTGACCACGGCGCTCGACACTGATGATCTCGTGATCACCGGCGACGAGGGCGTGAACTTCGTCCTCTCGAACCTCGCCGCTGGTGGCGCTGGCGCGATCTCGCTCGACGCCTACAGCGCAGCCTCGACGCTCTCCGAGTGTCTGGTTGCTGTCCGCAGCGACGCGCGCACGCAAACCTCGAGCGGCATCGTCAACGGCTACGCGCCAAACAGCAACATGGCAGCCGGTCGCAAGGGGCGCGTTCGCGTGCCCACCGAGGCGCTCGTGAGCGCAGGAGATCCTGTCTACGTGCGCTACGCCGCTGATGGCTCGCTCGATCAACTCGGCGTCTTCAGCAACGCCGCAGGCACCGGGCTCGTGCGCATCGACAACCTTTTCAACGTCAGTTGGTACGAGGGGTCTTCGCAGCAACAGGGCGTCCTTCAACTTGGCTGAAACCAACATCGCCGCCGTTGATGGCGGCTTGAAAGCATAGGAGCATTCACATGCCGACCACGCAAATCAACGGCCTCTCCGCCTTTACCGGAGAACAGCTCATCTCGCACGCGAACCGCGTGTATGAGGAGGTCTTGCCTCCGCTCAACAGCGACAAGGTGATGACCCCCACCGGGTCCGAGCACAAGTTCATGGCGCAGATCGAGAAGCTCGTCTCGCAGCACGTCGGGCAGGCTGATTGGGTCAGTGACGACGGGCGCGACATTCCTCGCGCCAACAGCGTCACGATCCGCGACCTCTACAACAACGCGCTCTTCGGTTGCTCCTACGGGTTCAACTACAGCGAGCAAGGCGCAGCGCAGAAGGTCGGGCTCGGTCTCCTCGATCGCCGCGCTCGCGCATGTCGCCGCGCGATGGAGTCGTTTCGCAATGAGGTCTTCTTCGTCGGCTCGACCGCGAAGCAGATCTACGGCGTGAGCAACAACCCGTATGTCCCTCGCATCACCATCGACGCGACGGACTTCCAGGCAGGCGCAGATCCAGACAACACGCTCGCCGCGTTGCATGGGATGGAGAACCAGGTTGACGAGCAGAGCAACCAGGCGTTCCAGCCTGACGTGCTCGCGATGCCGCAGACCTACTACAACTTCATCGCGACGGCGCGCGCGTCGACGCTCAACAGCGAGACGATCCTCACGGTCTTCCTGCGCAACGCGCAGTGGATCAAGTCGGTCATCTCGATCCGCGAGTTCAACACCGCTGGTCCTGCCGGGCTGCCAATCATGGTCGCGCTCTCGACGCAATCGCCCGACTTCATCGAGAACATCGTGCCCGAGGAACTCGAGATCCTCGCGCCGCTGCGCACCTCTCCGCTCGAGACTACCGTCTCGATGGTCGGTGAGACTGCAGGCATGATCACCGAATACCCGATCGGGCACCTGATCGGCGAGTTCGACGAGTGATGACCACGCGGGCGCTGGCAATCCGGTCAGCGCCCGCACGCACCTTCCATACGAGATAGGAGAGAAGAGATGACGAACCGACGAGGAAAGAGCAAGGGTGAAACGCAGGTCGAGCTGGCAGACGGGAGCCCGCAGAGCAACGATGATGTGCTCGTGTGGTCGAGCCTGTCTTACCCCTACACCTTGCGTGTGATCACCTCGCGTTACAACCCGAAGAAGATCGGGGAGTACGCAGACGGCAACTGGGACAAGGCAGACGCCGTGCTCAAGCCCGGCCCAAACCGCGTACCCAAAGAGATCTGGGATGCGCACAAGGACAACCCCAACGTGGTCAAGCGCCTCGATCTGAACGTGCTCAGTGTCGGCAAGGAACCAAAGCGAGAGATCTCACGTCAGCTCGCAGCGTACCAGGCGGGCAACGCCATGAGCGCCGTCGAGGTGATCGACATCCACAGCGAAGTGACGCACGCACCGGAGACACGCTTCGAGCAACAGGTGCGTCAGCAGGGCAACATCCCGATCGTCGGCAAGGCGTCCAACGCGGCAACCGCTGCGCTCGGCGCTCCCATCGTCGCAGGAGGCTGACCCATGGCGACGACGCTCGAACTCGTGCGCGTCTACTATCCCGCCTATGACGCGGTGGCAGACGCGACGGTCAACATCCTGATCGAGCAAGCAGCGCTCGAGATCGGTTCGGCGTCGTCGACGTGGGGCATCTTCTACCAACGCGCCGTGGTCGCGCTCACCGCGCACGCGCTCGAACTGAGAGCGCGTAGCGCGTCGAGCGGGGCAGGCGGGACGGCATCGGGGATGACCGCCATGGGCACGGCGACCTCGATCAAGACTGGCGACCTGAGCCTGTCAGTGTCGGACAACACCGGCACGATCGCCGGGGGCTTTGTCGCAGGATCGGACAAGATCTATGCCCAGACCCAGGGCGGTCAAGATTATCTGCGCCTTCGAGAGAGGGTGCCTGAATTTGGAATCGCGGTGACGCAATGAGCGCCAAGATCATCAAAAACCTGAGCAACTTCAACCGCGTCATCGGGCAAATGCAAGATGCAGGTCGGTTGCGCGTGGTGGTCGGCGCTCCTGGCACGCCGCACGGTGACGGGCTCACCGACGGTCAACTGCTCGCGATCCACGAGTACGGGAACCAGTGGACGCCCGAGCGCTCGGTGCTCCGCTCGACGCTTCGAGAGGAGCGCAAGGCTGTCCTGAAGCAGCTCGCGAAGGACAACCGAAAGGTCGCGCGAGGCTCGATGACGGTGCGCCAGTCCCTCGGGCGCGCGGGGCTCTACCTCGAAGGGCAAGTCAAGCGCAAGTTTGGCAGCAGCGAACTCGCGCCGCTCGCGCCCTCGACGATCGAGGCGAAGGGCTCGAGCGCGCCGCTGATCGACACAGGGCGCTTGCGCGCATCCATCACGAGCAAGATCGTGGACAAGAGGGAGGTGGACGAATGATCGCACTCGCACCCCTCCTCGGGGCAGACACATACACGGTGACGCGGCGCGAGAAGTCGACGCGCGTCAAGATGGATGTCACGCGCGGTGCGGAGTCCACCTTCGAGATCTACGCGAGCGTGCAGCCGATGTCTGGCGATGAACTCCAGCGCGAGGCACAAGGCTTGCGCGCGACGCACGGCATCAAGATTTACGCGCGCCTCGATACGATCCTGCGCACGGTCGAGGAACCAGGCGCAGGGGCGGACGCAGGCTTGCCCGCTGACATCCTGACGTGGGAGGGGCGCGACTACCAGATCCAGCGCATCTCGCCATGGACGAACGTCGCTCTCTTGCCGCACCGCAAATACATCGCGTTCGCGCCCTCGACGGGCAGGGAGGTCGCGCCATGAGCTACAACGCGACTGCCATCGAGAACACGATCTTTGACGCGGTGACGTTGCTCCTGCCAGGGGTGATCATCATCCCCGCAGATCAGGACATCGCGCGACCGACGAGCGACACATACGTCACGCTCAAGTGCACGAGCGACACCGGACAGGGCTTGCGCGAGTACAACCTGACGGACACCGCAGGCGCGAGCGCGGGCGAGTACGTGATGGAGGTCCAGCGCTTCCGCGAGATCGTGCTCAGTGTGCAGGCATTTGGGCCTGACGCTTACGGCACCCTGCGCGACATGGAGGCAAGGCTCGACGAGCCAGAACTCAACGCCTCCATCGATGCGCTCGGCGTGGTGCTCGCGGACTCCTCGGGCGTCTCTCGCCTGCCCGCGTACCTGAACACCGAGACCGAGGACCGCGCGGTCGTGACATACAACGTGCGCTATGTGCGCACCACCACACCGGAGGTCAAGGCGCTCGACAAGATCGTCGCGACGCCGGTCATCGACGACGTACCACAACCGCCCATCACGATTGACGGGCTTGACGCATAAAGGAGGCAGCAGACGATGCCAGCAAACTTCAACGAAAACGTGCAGATCACGGTGACGGCTGACGCCGCGCCGGTCGGTCGCGCAGGCTTTGGCGTGCCCATCGTGGGCGACGCGGCGGGCATGTCCGAGCGCGTGCAGTATTTCACGGGCGTCTCGGGCGCATCGGCTGCGCAAACCGCAGGCGACATCACCAGCGCGCAGCTCGCCGCGATCACCGCAGCGTTCGCGCAGAACCCTCGCCCGGCTCGCGTCGGCGCAGCGCGCACCTCCTTTACTGACGTGGCGCAAGTCGACACCGTGACCGTGGGCGGCACGCTCGCAGGCGGTGGCGGCGAGGACTTCACCGTCACCATCAACGGCACGGACTTCACGTACACGACCGCTCCATCCGATGCGATCTCGGACGTGATCGCCGGGCTCGAGTCACTCATCAACGCAGGCAGCGAGCCTGTCACCGCTGCCGACGCATCACCCAACCTCACGCTGACCGCTGACGTGGCGGGCGATGCCTTCACGACCGCTGTCTCGACGGACGCGGCGAGCGGCACGATCGTCTTCGTGAACACGACCGCGAACCAATCCGTCGCGACCGAGTTGCAAGCCGTGCTCGACGAGAACAGTGATTGGTACGGCTTCACGCTCGTCTCTCGCGCTGACAAGGACGTGCGACGCGCTGCGGAGTGGGTCGAGTCGGCAAACCGCATCTACGTCGCACAGTCGAGCACGGCGGGCGTCCTGACGACCTCGACGAGTGACATCATGAGCGAGTTGCAGGATGCGTCCTACAACCGAACGGCGTTGCTCTACTACAGCGACGACAGCGAATACGCTGACCTCGCGTGGCTCGCCACGAAGTTGGCTTGCGACCTCGATGTGAAAACGACCGTTTGGTACAACAAGACCCTTCAAGGGATTCCGGTCGATGACGCCAACGTTACGACGACGCAAAAGAACAACGCGGAAGGGAAGAACGCGAACCTCTACCTCACGCTCGGGTCGCAAGGTTCGACAGGGCAAGGCAAGATGGCGAGCGGTCGCTTTATCGACGTGACCACCACGGTCGATTGGTACGCTGCGCGAGTGCGAGAGGAGATCCAGCAACTCTTCCTCAACGCGTCGAACCGCAACAGCAAGATCCCGTTCACCGATGACGGCTTTACTCAGGTCGAGAGCAAGGTGCGCAAGGTCTCGAATGCGGGCGTACTCGCCGGTCACTTCGAGACGACGAGCGATGGGTCGAGCCCGTTCTGTAACATGCCGCTTCGCTCCGAGGTGCTCTCGGCTGATGTGAGCGCGAGGCGTCTTCGCTTCGACTTTGGCGCGTTGCTCTCGGGCGGCATTCTCCTCGCAGTCGGTTCCGGCTACGTTTCTGACGACACTGACACGATCACGCTGCTTGCTGGCGTGGTGGAGGCTTGAACATGAGTTTTCCTTACGACTTGAAGCGCGTCGCGGTCATCGTCAACGGCGTACCCCTCACGGGCGCAGCCGACGGAGACTTCGTGACGTGGACGCCAAACGGCAACGTGCACGAGAAGACGCCAGGTGCGCGCGGCGAATACGCGGTCTCTCGCACAAACGACGAGGGCGGCACGATCGCCTTCAGCGTGTGGCAAGGCGCGCGAGGTCCAGCGGTCACGCTCGATGCGATCGTCGAGTTGCAGAAGAGCGCGGGGCTCTCGGCGGCGACGTTCGTCGAGATCCAGATCAAGGACTTGCAGACCGGCGAGCATCTCGTGTTCCCGCAGTGCTGGATCGAGACCGAGCCGACGCGCGCATTCGGTGCGACGCAGCAGGCTCGCGAGTACGTGTTCGCGTGCGATACGCATGTGGTCGTGCCTCGCACGCCATGATCAACGGCGCAGGTGGCACACTCGCCGCCTGCGCCTTCTACACATCGAAGAGGAGAGAAGATGGAGCAAGCACCAGATCAGAACAAGTACGGCGTCAAGACCGTACACAGGCGCACGATCGACGGACACGAGTACACGACAACGCTTTACCCTGCGGGGTTTGGATTCGATCAGTTGCCGATGATCCTCGACCTCGCAGGCGGACCGGCAGCGCTCGCGCTCGAGTCTATGCAAGCACTTATGGGCTTGCAGTCAGGCGAGCATGTCAGCGGCACCGTGCTCAAGGAAGCAATGCGCGACCTCGCGACCGCGCTCGTCAAGCATGGCGGCTCGAGCAAGGCTCGCGAGCTTCTCGAGCACACCGAGATTCGAGGACCGCACGGCGTGCAGCGCGTGAGTGATGCGTTCGACGCTTGCTTTCAGGGGAGATACGACACGCTGTTCAAGGTGCTAGGGTTCGTCCTGGAGGTGAACTTCGTCCCTTTTTGGCGAGACGCCCTCTCGGGCGTCTCCTCCCGATGGACCGAGATCATGCAAGGCTATCTGCGAGGCTCGAACCCATCATCGCCCGAAGCAACGTCGGCGGATGGGATTCGAGCCTCCTCAGAATCTCCAAGAAATTCGGCACCGACCCCGTAAGAATCCGCCAGTCGTGGACGCTTTACGACGTGCTTAACGCGCTCGAGGATCTCGACATCGAGCAAGCCGTGCAGCAAATCGCGAGGGAAGCAAACAGCAGATGATCGCTGACTCACTCTACATCGCCTTCGGGCTCCAGCCTGACAAGCAGTCGATCCGCAACGCGCGCGGTGCGATCTCGAGGTTTGCCAGTGACGCGCGCCAGCGTATCGGGCAGATCGCCACGATCGGCGCTGCTGCTGTCGCGGCTGGTGCGGTCGCGGCTGGTGCTGCGTTGAAAGAAGCGCTCGACACCGCAGACGATGCAGCAAAGGCCGCGCGTCGCGTCGGCGTGACGACCGAGGCGTTGCAAGAGTTGGAGTATGCGGCGGGGCTCTCGGGCGTCGCCGTCGAGGATTTGCGCAACGGCGTGACGAAGTTGTCTGCCCGCGTCAACGACGCCGCGAAAGGCAACAAGGAACTCGTCAAGACCTTTCGAGAACTGAACCTCGACGCGAAGGAACTCGACAAGTTGTCGCCGGATCAGCAGTTCGAGAAGGTCGCCGGTGCGTTGAACAACATCGACAACCAGGGCAAGCGCACGCGCCTCACGATGAAACTGCTCGAAGAGATGGGGCCGAAGTTCGCGAGCATGTTCGCCGCAGGAGAGGAGGGCATTCGAGCCATGCGCGAGGAAGCGCAACGGCTCGGGCTCATCATCAGCGACGATCAGGCGCAAGCGGCCGAGAAGTTCAACGACCGACTGAGCAAGATTCAGCAAGTCGGGCAGGCGATGATTCGCCAGTTCTTCTTGCGGCTGCTGCCCGAGCTGAGCATGTTCCTCGATGCCTTCAAGTCCTTTAACGACCGCGAGGGGAGCGAGTTCGTCGATCTCCTCTCGGGCTCGGTGCGCATCGGCAGCAAGTTTATCCAGACCATGGCGTTTATCGTCAAGGGGATGGATCGCATCAGCAACGCCATCGGTGATTCGCGAGAGCAGTTGCTCGTGTTCGCGGCGACCTTCGGGACCGCGATGGCGATCTTCATGCCGCAAGTCACGCTGTTTGTCGGCGCGCTCGTCGCCGCGCTCGTGATCCTCGACGACATTCGCGCGTGGAGTGAGGGCAACCCGTCGGTGCTCGGTCAACTCGTCGGTGAGTATGACCCTGACGGCGAGGTCGCGAAGGCAGCAGCGGGCATCAAGGATCTCTTCAAGGGTGCGCAGGATGAGACCGAGGACTTCTTCACCTTCCTGCTAAACGCGGGCAGCGAGTTCGAGAAGTGGAAGCGCGATGTTTCAAACATCGACCTGCTCGGGGAGAACGCCGCGCAGGAATGGGAGTTGTATACGATCCAGGCCACGAACCTGTGGAACGAGATGACGGACAACCTCGCGGAAGATTTTGGCGAGTTGATCGACGACATCACGCGCAAACTCGAGCAGTTCATTGGCATCCTGAAACAGCCGCTCGATATGGCGCGCGGTGTGCTCGGGCGTGTGCAGGGTGGAGCATCTCGGCTCGCTCAAGAGGTATCATCAGGGGCGACAAGTCAGCGACTCCTGACGGGAGCGTCGAACGTCATCAACAACGCAGGGCGCTCGATCAGTCAATCGATCTCGATGCCTATCAGCGTCGATGTCACGGGCATGACCCCGGAAGAGGCGACGAACGTCGTGCGCGGCGGCATCACGACCGCGTGGGCAGACATTCGCGACGCTTACCAGGGCGGGGAGGACTGACATGGCATCACCACCCATCGTGATCGAACCTCGCGCGACGCGCGGCATGACCATCCTCGACGACAACCTCGAGGTGATCCTCGTGTGTGACGCGACCGTGCAAGAGAAGCACAACGCGAAGGCTCGCATCACGCAATACCCTCGCGAGGACCGCAGCCCGGCGAGCGACCATATCCAGCCCGAGCAACTCATGCTCGACGCTGACATCATCGTCTCGCCTACAAGCCTGATTCCAGGCGAGGCTCGACGCGGGCGCGACCGTGACGCATACGAAGTGCTGCGCGCGCTCCAGACGCAGGGCCGCACCGTCACGCTCGTAACGTCGCTGCGCGTTTACACCGGCATGGCGCTCGGCTCGTGCATCGCGACACGCACGAGCCAGACGGGGCAGGTGCTCGAGGCGGCGACATCCTGGCAACAGATCGAGGTCGCCAACACGCAGGCGACGACCATCCCCGCGAGCGTGATCGCCGCTGTCGCTCGCTCGAGCGGCAAGGGTAAGGACAAGACAAAGGATCAGGTCTCTCAGGAAGAGGCCGAGATCGACCAGGGCAGCCTCGCCTATGATGTGTTCTATGGAGGTGGCGAATGATCCTGAGTTTGATCACATTGCGTCCCTCGCTGCTCGCGTACCAAACAGAGGTTGTCATCGAGGGCGTGACGCTGATTCTCGATGTCGAGTATCGTGCGCGCACAAACGATTGGTTCCTCTCGGTGTACGATGTCGCGCTCTCCCCGATCGTCGAGGGCGTGCGCGTCAACTCGAACACCGACCTGTTTCGAGGGCTACGCGATAGCAGGATGCCTGATGGCGTCTTTATCGCGCTGAGTGCCCCCGAGATCACCACGCCTCGTATCGGTCAACTCGGTGATGCGGCAAAGCTCTACTTCGCATCTCAGGATGCGATCGACGCGCTGCGCGAGGCTGACGCAGACGGCTGGCGCGCGCTCATCACGCCGCAAGCGATCAAGTCCGTGACCCCGGTGGTGCCATGAGCAGGATTTTTGGCAGGACATACCGCCTCGTTATCGGCAAGTCCGGGCAACGCGGCGTCGAGATCACGGGGCTGCGCATCTCATTTCGCGTCGAGAAATTCGACGGGAGCACGCCCAACGTTGGCGAGATCAAGGTGTGGAACCTCTCGCAGACGACGCGAGCACTGGC